CCACCTTCGGCGTGGCCAAGATCGCCCCCTATGAGCTGAACGTGACCAGCTTTGTGGACCGGAACATCAACCGGCTGAGCCCCGCCAGCTACTATGAGAAGATCCACGGCATGGCCATGCGGGCCATGAAGCGGCAGATCGCCGCCATGATTTTCAACGGCGACGGCCAGAGCAGCCCCGATATGTTCGGCGTGAAAAATGCCAAAAACGTGGCGGGCGGCACCATTTTCAAAAAGTTGGAGAACGCCACGCTGGACGAGAACCTGCTGACTGAGCTGTTTTTCGCATACGGCGGCGACGAGACCCTGGGGGCCAATGCCAAGCTGTACCTGAACAAGAAGGACCTGCTGGCCATCGGCAAGCTGCGCAACGGCGACAAGGAGCGGATCTTCAAGATCATCCCTGAGGGCGGCAACCCCAACCGGGGCACCATCGTGGACGGCGGCACCGTGATCCCCTATGTGATCTCCTCCGCCCTCACCGCCCTGGACGGCGCAGGCGCCACCATCCAGACCATGGTCTATGGCGACCCCATGAACTATGAGCTGGGCCTGTTCGGTGACTACACCATTCGGGTGGATGAGAGCGTGAAGGCGGTCGAGCGGATGTACGCCATTTTGGGCGACGTGATGGTGGGCGGCAACCTCATCGTGGACAAGGGGTTTGTGGTCGCCACCAGCGGCGCAGGCGGCTGATAGAGAGGAGGGAGGACCATGGGGATCCCGGAGAGCAAGCGGCCGGTGCTGCTGGCCTATTGCAGGATCGATGAGCCGGACACCGGGGAACTGGCGCTGCTGGATGTGCTGTACGACAGTGCAGTGGACTACATGACCAACGCAGGGGTGGAAGCCCCCGCCGCCGGGACCCCCAGGGCCGCCCAGTATGACCTGTTGGTGAACAGCCTGGTGCTGGACGCCTATGACCAGCGGGCGGTGAGCATCACCGGGAAACTGGTGACGGACAACCCGGCATTCCGCCGGGCACTGACCCAGCTGAAATTGACGGAGCCGGAGGCATAAAAAAGCCGCCCCCGGAAGGGGCGGCGGGTCAGGGCTGAACAGAGGGCTGGGGGCCGTATTCCCGTTCCATGGCGGTGCGGGTGACGATCCACTGCTTGCCGAACTTCTGGGCATCGACGCCCTCCACCAGCCTGCGGTAGGCCACCGCCTTGCGGAGAGTGCTGTCATGCAGGCCCCAGAGGGAGGTCGCGTCGGCGAAGGAGAGCAGGCCGTCAAAGGGGGAGGAGACCGGCTGGCCGTTCTCCCACAGCTCAGAGCCGTCCAGGTCGATGTCGTCGTTCCAGGAGATCCCATAGCCGCCTGGATCCGTCCGGACCTGCTCAAACAGGCCGGGGACGGTGCGGAGGGGGGCGAAGGCGTCTATCTGATCCAACAGGGGGGTCATGTTGTACTGCCTGGCGCAGCCGTCGGCAAAGTGGACCAGCAGGGCATAGCCGGGCAGCGGGGTAACGGATTTGATCTTATGAAACATGGGGAGCTCCTTTCTGCCGCAGCGCCCCGCTCATTCGAGCGGGGGCAGCGTCTTGAAGTTTTGGGTCATCCACATCTCCAGCAGCTCGGCCTGGTGATCGGCGGCCCATTCCCGAACCATATTCAGGGCCTTGCGGGGCAGGTCGCCTTCGATCATGTCCAGGGTCTGAATGTCGATGACGCCGTTATAGTCGCCATAGAGTGCGTGGATGTGGGGCGGATTGTGTTCTTTCCCCAGCAAATACATTTTGATGGTCATTCCGTAAAACCGTGAGATAACAGGCATTGGGTTTTCCCCCTTTCTGTGATTAGTATATCACGATACCGTGAAAATGTCAAGGTGGAATTTTGTGAAATGGAGGGGAAACGATGATCCAGGCGGGCGACCTGCGGTGCAGGATCCAGCTGTATGAGCTGGAGGAGGTCCGCAACGTACTGGGGGAGCGGACCATGGAGTACCGGCCGGGGCGGAAGGTCTGGGCCCAGATCGTGCCCACCTCCGGGCGCAGCGCGCCCCAGGCCGGGGAGGTGGAGCCCATGGAGGTGACCCACCGGGTGGTGGTGCGCAGCACCGCCCTGCCGGAGCTCCGGAACGGGCTGCGGTTCACCTTCCGGGGGCAGTGGTATGAGGTGCTGTACGGCTATCCCATCTACAACCGGAGCGGGTGGCTGGAGCTGTTTGCCAGATTGGTGGTGGATGACCGTGTCCCAGGGGTTTGACAGTAATTTTAAGCAGTTCGCCCGGGATCTGGAGGCGGTGGGACGGGCCTATGGGAAATCCCAGAAAAAGTTCCTGCGGCAGGAGGGCAGCAAGCTGCTGCGCAAGACCAAGGCCCGGGCGAAGGCGCTGGGGACGAAAACCGGGACCTACAAAAAGTCCATCAAACGGGGCAAGGTCTATCGGTACAACGGCGCGGACGCCATCCGGGTGTACTCCAGCGCCCCCCATGCCCACCTCATCGAGGAGGGGCACCGGATGGTGACCCACGACGGCACAGAGGTGGGGTTTGTCCGGGGCCATCATGTATTTGAGTTGGCGGCCAAGGAGTTTGAGGGCCAGTTCTACATCGATCTGGACGAGTATTTGGAGGAGGCGGTGGACATCAAATGACACTGCTGGAGGTAAACCGGGCGGTGTGCGCCCTGGCGGAGCAGGCGGCGGCCCGGTCCGGTACAGGGGCGGAGCTGTCCGCGGAGGATCTGAGTAGGCCCATCCTGCGGCCGGCGCTGAAGATCGACCTGGAGGAGGGCCGGGAGACCGCGGCGGCGGAGGACCTGGTGGAGGTGGAGATCACCTTCCGCATCTACTTCTACGCCCGGGACCACCGCCGCCCCAAGCTGGACAACCTGGCCATGCGGCAGGCCCTGGGCCTGGCCTTCCGGGACGGGATCCCGGTGGGGGAGGACGTGATCCCCATTGACGAGGGGCTGTCCTTCACGGTGACCGACGGGGTGTTGACGGCCGCGCTGGAGCTGCGGCTGGATCTGGAGCCGGAGACGCCGGAGGGAGACCTCATGGAGACCCTGTCCCAGCGGTACACGACAGAATGAGCCCCGCGCCGGAGGGCGGGGGACGCAAAGAAAAGGAGTGATTTGCATGGCAGTACACCTGCCCAGCATCAGCATTATCTTCCGCCAGCTGGCGGGGACCTTCATCCAGCGCTCCGCCCGTGGCGTGGCGGTGCTGATCGTGAAGGACGACACAGAGGGCGCGGGCGGGCCCTATTACCGCTTCGGGGACGCCACCCAGATCCCGGAGGGGGAGTTCACCGCCCAGAATGAGCAGTACATCCGGGACGCACTCAGCTTCGGCCCCCTGCGGGCGGCGGTGGTCAAGATCGGGACCTCCGGCCAGCTGGCCCAGGCCCTGGCCGTACTGGTCCAAAAGGAACAGACCGGCTGGATCACGGTATGCGGCGGGGCGTCCAAGGACTGGACGGACCTGACCAGCTGGATCAAGGCCCGGGAGAAGGAGGAGAAGAGCTGGAAGGCGGTGGTCTACAACGCCTCAGCCCCGGACTGTATGCACATCGTCAACCTGACCAACGCCAATGTGGTCTTTGCCGATGACCGGGGCAAGCAGACGGGGGAGAAGTACACCCCCAGCCTGGCCGGCCTGCTGGCCGCCTGCAACGTGGAGCGCGGGGCCACCAACGCCCTGTGCGCCAACCTGACCAGCGTGGAGACGCCGGAGGACCCGGAGGCCGCGGTGGGCAGCGGCAAGTTCATCCTCATCAACGTGGACGACCAGGTCCGGGTGGGGGTGGACGTGAACTCCCTGACCACGGTGGACGGCTCCACCAGGACGGAGGACATGAAGTATATCGAGACGGTGGAGGCCATGGACATGATGCGGGACGACATCGCCCAGGCCTTCCGGCAGGACTACATGGGCAAGTACCGCAACTCCACCGCCAACCAGATGCTGTTCCTGGCAGCGGTGAACGAGTATTTCCGGCAGCTGGGGGAGGAGAACGTGCTGGATCCGGAGCACGACAACACCGCTCAGGTGGACGTGGAGAGCCAGCGCAACGCCTGGATCGGCGCGGGAAAGACCGAGGCCGCCGACTGGGACGACGGCAAGGTGCTGGCCACCCCCTTCAAGCGCCAGCTGTTCCTGGCGGGGGACGTGAAGATCCTGGGGACCATGGCCGACCTGCGGTTCGTGGTCACCCTGATGTGAGGAGGAGAACGCATGGATCAGTACAAGAAAATCATGCACGGCAGCACCTCCGCCGTGTACATCAACGGCGAGCGGGACGCCCTGCCCACCAAGATCGAGGTCAAGATGACCGGCGACTTTGAGGACATGGCCTTCTGCGGCGAGGACGCCAGCTTCCCGGAGTACAACGGCTATGCCATCGAGGGGACCATCACCGACCGGAAGACGGACAGCAGGCTGGAGCTGGCCATTGTGGAGGGCTACCGCACGGGCATCATGCCGGACATCGTCATTATGACCTCCCTGGGCCGGAGAGGGAGCGCCGCCCGGGAGCGGTGGTCCCTGTCCGGGGTGGTGTTCACCGAGGTGGCCCTGGCCAACATCGAGGCCAAGAAGGGCGTGGAGCGTGAGCTGCCGTTTAAGGCGGTTTATGCGAAGAATCTGGAGGCGATCCAATGAGTAAGATCACATTTGAGCAGCTGCTGGCCCGGCGGGAGCAGCGGGAGCAGGACAAGTACCGGGTGGGGCTGCTGACCATCCCCGGCTCCGGGGAGGGGCTGGAGGCCAGGACCCCGGACAAGGGGGCCATCCTCCAGCTGTATGGGGAGCTGACGGCGGCCCAGAACCCCCTGGAGGGGCTGGAGTGCGGCCGCCACGCCCTGTATGACGTGTGCCCCCAGCTGCGGGACAAGGAGCTGCACGCCGCCCTGGGGTGCCAGGACGACCCCATGGGGGTGCTGGACGCCCTGTTCTCCGTGGCCGAGCAGGACCAGCTGGGCGGCCAGGCACTGCGGTTCCTGGGGCTGCTCCCAGGAGAGCGGCCCAGAACCGATGAGGACGGAGAGACCCCGGAGGACCCGGGCCTGGACACGGTAAAAAACTGATCGCCCGCGACCCTCTGCTGAGGCTGTTCGCCTTCTACGCGGTGCGGGGCTGGACCCTGGAGGAACTGTCCGGGACCAGCCCGGCCCAGCGGGGGTTTTTGGAGGGTGCGCGGGCACTGTACTATGAGGAGCAGATGGAGCTGGGAGAGGCCGGGACGGCCCTGGGCCTGGCCAGAGTGCTGCCGGGAGGTGAGCGGTAATGGGACGGAAGGTGATCCACACCATCCTGAACCTGCGGGACAACATGAGCGGCGGGATGGTGAAGGCGGCCAAAAAGGTCAAGGGGGTCAACAAGGAGATGCTGGCCGCCACCCGGACGGTGGAGCGGTTCCAGCGGAAAACGGCGGACGCCTGCTCCCGGGCGGTGGGCTCCCTGGGCAAGCTGGGGCTGGCCGCCGGGGG